ACAAGAGCTAAAGCTATCAAGCGAGTTGCTGAAGGAAAAAAGAAGAAAGAGATAAGACTTAGACTTGATAAGCAAAAGGCAGTATTTGACAGCAAGCTTGCAAAAGAAAAAGACAAACAGCTTATAAATTTAAGGCGTAGGGACAGAATAAGAGCAATCAAGAGCCATTTCAATCTAACTGATAATGAGATGAAAAGCATTAGTAAAAAAGACACACGTCTTATGACAAATTATGAGTTTCATAAATTCAAAGAGGGATTAGAAGAAAAGGCGTATAAGCTTGCTAAAACAAGACAGAGAAAAAATGAACTCTTGCAGCTAATAGCCGATAAAGAACTCAAGAAAACCGAAAACGTTTTTAAACTTATGAATCTTCCAAGTATAACTAAAATGAATGATGTTCAACTTGAACAGGTGGCTGATTATCTTAGTGACTATGAATATAAAGATGAGTTTCTATCACCACGATTACTTGAGACTATAGATAATACAGAACTAAAAAATGTAAGAACTGTAAGAGAAGTGAAAGAAAATCTTGCAAAAAAAGCAGGCAAATCTATTGAAGAATTGAAAAATGTAAATGTTGGATTAACTGATAAGTTTAGATATGACACAGCTCTTTCAAGAAGAAATCCTTTTTATAAAGTTCTCGTTGAAGAAGCAACAAAGGCAGAGCTGGTATCCGAATTTCGTTATCAAAAAATAGAAAAAGAACTTGAACCCATTGTTAAACTTTCCAGAAATTCACGAACTGGAAAAACTTTTACAGAGATAGCTGTTCCGATGGACGAAAAGGTTTTCAACTGGCTGAATTCTGACAGTGAAAATAAAAAAATGTTAGCAGAAGAAATGACAAAGGAGGAACTTGATTTTGCTGGATTTGTTCAATATCATTTAATAAGAATGCGAGATGTTTTAATAAACAAAGGAACTCTTAAAAAATATCGTAAAGATTATATTGTCCATGTTGGCAGACCTTTCCTTGAGGCGACAGCACAAGACGGACTGACTAAAGCTTTTGCAGAATCTTTTGAAAAGAATCAAATGATGGAAGCTGATTTTAATATAATAGATGATTCAGGAAAAATTTTACCATTAGAGAAATTCTTTAGATTCATGTTGCCAAGAACAGGAAAGATTGAGCCTACAAAAAATGTTGCAAAAGCATTTTTGACATATGTTCAAGCCTTTGAAAAGAAACAGGCACTAGATAGTTTAGTCCCAATGCTTGACGCTTATACAAGAGCCCTGTCCACTACAAAAAGACTTACTCCTCAAGGAATGGAAATGGACAAAAAGCTTAAAACGTTTACTAACGAATGGATAAATAATAAAAAAGGAAGAACAATAAAAACAGTTCCTGGATTTGGTCAGGGAGAAAAGTTTGATATTCTTCTTAGAATAGGAAATTCAATTGTTACGATAATAGATTTAGGTCTAAATGTTCCAATAGGATTAGCCTCACAAGTTGGTGAGCAGACAGCTAACTGGACAATGCTTGGTAATGAAAAATATGCTAAAGGAATAGAAAGACTACTGGAACAAAAGTCTATGAAAATATTAAATGAAAATAAACATTTTACAGGAAAAACATTGACAGAAGAATTTGGAGAAGTAAGCAAAGATATTGGAGATAAGATTTCTACTGTTCTATTTGGATTGTTTCATGATGCGAACGTTAGAGCCAATAAGGTTTTTCTTTTAGCAAGTTTGACTAATGCTGAATATGAGACTGGAAAAATTTCAATAACAAGATTGGCGCAGATAAGAGTAGATATGGGAAGAATGAGAATGGTTAATTCTGCAAATAGCATTGTAGGGAAAACTTCTTTAGGTAGAACCTTTATGAAATATAAAGGATGGGCGTTGCCATATGTTAGCCAAACTTTGAATAATATTAAAACAGTTCTTAAATATAAGGATTTTAATTCAAGGGAAGCACAAGAATTAATAAGAACATCTATAATAGGTGCTGTAATCGGAAGTCTTATACTAATGAATGATGATGATCCTAATGATAGATCGTTTTTTGCCCAAATAAAAAGAAAAATAATTAGAGAAGCTTTTTCTCCAATATCGTCATTTAGTCCAAAGATGTGGCTAGATGCTAGATTAAGAAGTTTTTTATCTGATCTTGGAAAAGGGTTTGACCAGTTGCAGAAACTTGAAACATATAAAACAAAGAAGGGTCTAAAGGGTGTTCAGACTATCAAAAAAACACTTACCCCAAGAGCATTCAAAATATTTACAGAAAATAGTGAAGAGAAAAATAGTGAAGAAAATAATAGTGAAGAAAATAAGTCTAAAACAAACTATACTTTTCCAAAATATAAAGCATCTATTAAAACAAACTATACTTTTCCAAAATACAAAGCTGGTTGATAAAAAAGGAGACAAAATGAAAATACTATCAATAATCACAGGCTTACTTTTCTTGTCAGGATGTGCTGGTAATTCATGGACAAGATTTTATTATGATGAAGACGGCATTATGCTTAATGAAAAAAAAGTAGGTGGAAAGCTAACAGGCAAGCTGATGGTAAGCCCATACGAAAGTCCTATAGCTGTCATGGAATCGAATACAAGTGATGAAAGCTCTATGACTGTAAATGGAGCTACCTTCACAAAGAACAGCAAGGCAGAGCCACTTATTAATAAGATCACAGAAACAACTGTTGCATTAACCACTGCAAAAATGATGGAAGATTAACAAAAAGAAAGGAAATGATTATGGGTACTATTAAATTAAAAGAAGAAGCTGTCAAGCCTTTGGAAGAAGAAATTGAATTATTGAAAGCTGCTGCAAAGGACGGATTTCAATGGTCTGATATAGATTTTTATATTGGACGTATGGCAATTGCTTTAAAGAATGCTGAAACGTTTTTCGGAAAATCAGGTAAAGATAAAAGAGCCTATCTTGTTAGAACCCTTGATGACATTATTATATTGCCATGGTGGGCAGAGATGATAGACGGACCATTAATCTCTCTTGCTGTAACTGGCATCGTTGCTTTATTTGACAAACACGGATGGGATATAAACAGTATCGGTAGAAACTAATAGGAGAACTGACATGGTAGTTTTATCATGGATTGGTGCAACTGTAGTTCTGTTTTTAATTCTGTTTTTAATTTTCCTTGCTGCTACAAAGTTACTTAGCTATTTTGTAAAGATGTAATTCAAAAAAGTTATTGACAACGGATGAATCCCGTGGTATGCTTGTATTCGATAGACGAACGACCATATAGACAAAATCGAGATAGACCATGACCACAAAAATCCTACACATAGACATTGAAGACATCCAAGTGGAAGTCTCTGTCGAGTACACCTATTACGATCCAATAGATGCCGGAAAGTATGGCCCTGCTGAACCTGGCTTTGCTGAATGGTGTCGCTATAAAATCCTAGACAATAAAGACGTTCGTGGGATTGTCAAAGATATTGAGAAGTATCTTGATTGCTACGAAGGCCGCAAAGAGTTGACTCGTTTACATGAAGAATCTTATGAAGAGGAGAATGTTTGACATGTCCCTAAAATATTTCATATGCCCAGACGGGCAAAGAATAGAAACAATAGACTGTTTAAAAGAGGGCGGCTGTAGAATGGGTGATCGTTGTGCTACGAGATCATATTTACATCTGGCATCCAAAGACCGCCCTTGGACAGGTAAGCCTTCGACAACTCAGTTGATACAGGGAACAATGGAGGCTTACCTCAAAATCACAAAAGACTATGCAACCTCACCTGATGGCCGTGCGTTTATGATTAATGGCACTAATGCACATAGAAACTTGGAAGAGAATGACGATGACTTTTCTTTTATTGAAGAGAAGTTCACGGATGGAGATGTTACGGGGATAGCTGATGTATTTGAAGTGGAGAAGGGGAAGAGCGTTCTTGTGGACTATAAGACAAGCGGATCTTATAAAGTTGCCAAAGCTCTTGGGATGGTCGTTGTCGATGTGGAAACTGGAGAAGTCTATAAATCAGGTAAGCGCAAAGGCGAACAAAAAACAAGGAAAGAATTGAGACGTGACGAGACAAAGATTGATGTTAGAGACTGGGCTCTCCAATTAAATAAATACAGAATGCTATTCGAGTCAAAAGGATTTAAGGCAAACGAAATTAAGATACAGGTTATCGTTCGTGATGGTAGTACCTGGATAGCAAGAAGCCGTGGAGTTTACAGAAACATTTATTTCTTTAAAATCCCAATGATTCCAGATGATGAAATAATTCTTTATTTTAAAAACAAGGCACGTGCTTTATTTAAGGCATTAGAACATAACGATATTAACAAAATTCAAACATGTACAAAACAAGAAAACTGGAACGGGCTAAAGTGTGAACGTTATTGTGATGTAGCAGAGTTCTGCCCATATGGGCGATACTTAAAGAAAGAAAAGGAGACAGACGAGATGGCTATTAAAGGATTGTCAGAGGCCAGAAGATTGCCGCGTTTAGGAAAGATCAGGCTTGGCATTAAAAAGCAAACAGCTAAGGGTGTTGAGTATCCATCAGAGGTTGATTATTTTATACTTGATCCACAAACGCCAAATGAATTGGAGAAGAATGGCATAATTGATGAATTTCATTCGATATACGGGGACAAACCAAAGCAAATTAATATGATGTTCCCGACCTCTAATGTAGATTTGCTTTTCCCTCAATTCTATAAGAGATACGGCACTGGCACATCTTTGCAATGCAGGGGTGATGGGAATACTGCCAAGTGTGCTGATCCTAAGTTTGCAGAAGGACTTGAAATTATTGCAAAAGACGAGTTAACAGGAGCGCCTATTGTAAAATGTAACGGTGAGAACTGTCCATACTATGCAAAAAGAAAATGTGTGATAAGTGCAACTCTTAACATTTTGATACCAGAACTTCCAGGTGTTGGAGTATGGCAAATTAATACAAGTTCAATTAATTCTATTATTAATATCAATTCAGGATTGGACATAATAAACAAGTTAGTCGGAAGAGTGAACATGTTGCCTTTAAAACTTGAACGCAAGCCACAGGAAACAACGCATGATGGTAAAAAGGCAATTCATTACATGTTGCATATTAATACAGGAATCTATCTTAAAAATCTACAGGGATGCGCACAGATCGACAGCACAAAGGCACTGTTAGAACTACCAGCTCCTGATTTCGATGAGCAGGACTTGATGGCACCAGCTGTAATTGATGCCACTGAGGTTGTTGTTGAAAAGGAAAAGACGGACGAAGAAGCACATGTTGAACTCTCAGAAAAATTGTGCAAGGTTCTAATGGAGCTATCAGGAAACAATAAGGATCTCGCACAGGACATGTTAGAAGGCTATAGCACGTTCATAAATGGCGATGGTAACGAAGTTAGTGGAAAAAGGGATACGAAGGCATTGAGCCTCAGAAGACTGCGTGTGACCTACGGGAAGGCTAAAAAAGAGCTTAAGGATAACAAGAAGGGAGCTGAAGAGGTGGAATTTCCTTTTGGTGAAGAAAATGGGGTGAAGAAATGAAAAATATAACCTGTGACAAGTGCGGAAGATATAACAAGCTAGATGGGAAACTTTCTAATCTGATTATCATGGAAAATAGAGTATCAATAGTTGTTGGGCGAAAGTCTGAACATGTTTTTAAGAAAGATTTATGCGAAGACTGTGAGAAAAAGTTAAAATCTTTCTTGAAATTTTCACTATGTGGATTTATGGAACTGAAGGAAGAAGACGGTTCTATTAAGTCTATTGATGGGGAAGCTGTGGAGGAGAAAACAACATGCAAAAAGGAACAGTAAACTGGTTCAACGCAGTCCGCGGATTTGGCTTCATAACGCCAGATGATAAGGATAAAGATTATTTCGTCCATTACTCCGGCATTTTCGGGAATGGCTTTAAAACGCTTAAAGCCGGGGACAAGGTTAAGTTTGAAGAGGGTGAAGAGGGTGCAGGGGGGGATGGTAGAGTTCAGGCTGTTGGGGTGGTGGTGATGGAGGATGAATAAAAAAAACACCCACCTGACATTGTTAAGGGGCCATGGTGGGTTCGTGATTGGGATTATAAC